GTTCCACCACTGGTTGCTGATGGAGTTATGGTTATGCCTCCACCACCAGCACCGCCACCGGAGCTTTTACCTCCTCGACCTCCCGCAGAACCAGAAAAACCAGCGATTCTACTGCCTCCGTGTCCTAAATAAAAACTTGAGTTAGATGTCGTAGTTGCTTGATTAGAAAAAATAGCAGGGGCATTTGCGGTGGTAGACCCTGTTGATCCAGAACCTTGTGTTGCTGTTGAACCGCCAGTCCCTCTTGACCCACCACGGGCAACGCCCCAAGAGCCAAAACTGCTATTGCCACCAATAGTGCCGTCGTTGCCGTTGCCCGATACTGTTTGCGAAGCGCCACCAGTGCCACCAGCTCCAATCGTTACGGTTTCTGTTGAACCAAGAGATACAGCCGGAATCCAAAGCTCAGACCAGCCGCCAGCACCACCACCCATGCCGCCTTGGTTGGGGTTGACCGGAATTGCAAGCTGTTTGTGGCCCGAGCCAGCACCACCACCAGCACCTTGCATCAACACATAAACTATTTTTGCACCTGCTGGCTTAGTCCATGTTGATGTGCCTGTAGAGGTGAACTCTTGGATGTCGGCGCTGGACCCCGCAGAGGCTGCAACCCAAGCAACACCAGCAGCTGCGGCAGAACTGGCAGATAAAACATATCCGTCAGTGCCAACGGCCACTCTTACGTTGTCTGTGCCGTTGTTGACAATCAAGTCGCCCTTGGTTGTTGTGGGGGCAAGCGCGTCAAAAGCTGCGGCTTGAGTAGTTTGGCCAGTACCACCATTGGCAATATCTACAGCACCGACTAAAGTATGATCAGCATTCCATGCCGCAGCACCTGTGGCGCTAAACGTGCCATCGGCAGGTGTTGAGTGGGTTACGTTGATAGTCATGCCAAGAACCTCAACTTATACAGTGTTGACAAGTACAACTCAATGATGTTGTCAATTAACTGCTGCAATGTTGAATCAGATTTGTCGCAAACCTCGTAACGACCCTTTTCAATCTCAGCAAGTTGGTCTTGTAGGAACTCAATGATGTTGGTTGTCTTCTTGGCCGCAGGCATGGCAATTGGGCCAATCAAACCGTTGCGGCCTTGGTAGGCTTCGGCAAACGCATCGGTCACATCAATCACATCTTTGTAGAAATGCCCGAGTGCCTTGTGCTTGCTGTAGCTGCGGGTGTTCAGATGCACCGAATGGGCCACATTACGGCCCAAGAACAACAGACCCATCAGTTGTGCGGCGGTCATTGTGGCATCTCCATTGGTGGCATTGGTTCCATAGGCTGTGGCATCTCAGGCATACCCTCCATGCCCACATCCATCTGCTGCTCTGGCATTTCAGGGATGCCGTTCAACTGGCCGTTGGATTCCATTGCAGCCGCCACCACGCCCATAGCGATGTCTTGGATCTGCTGCTCGTTCATGCCCGCCTGTGTGGCCGTGATGCGCTGGGTTTCAGCCTGGTAAGCCTTAATTTCAGCCTCGTAGTCCTTACGGCGCTGCTCTTGCACCTCAATGGACTTGCCCACGTTTTGCAGCATCTGGTGCATCTGCTCCATTTCCTGCCCCATCGCCTGCATCTGCTGTTCGGCAGCTTGCAAAGCAGGTGACTTGTCGTCATCAGACATGATTGCTGGGTCGATGGTTTTGGCGAAACGCTTGGACATCTCTTGAGCGCCAGGCCAGTCCATGTTCTTGACAAACAGGTCACCAGCCACTTGCCACAGTGCGGGGTTACCCTGAAGCAATTGGGCCATAGCTTCCAATGCTTCTTGGCGCTTGGTGGCGTAGCCTGGGCCAGTAACAGCCACCACATCGTACTTACCAACAGACGGGTTGTAGACCTTTTCAATCACGATGCCCTGCTCGTCAACGATCTCGTTGATTGGCTCTGGCTGGTCAGGGTTAATCTTGACCATCTTTGTCTCGCCATCCTCACCGATGATCCGGGCGATGCGCTGGGTGTCGTAAATCTTAGGGATCAGGTCCACCAACTGACGGGCCACATGGCGCACGCCACGGGCGAGGTTGTCGCCGTAGTGGTAAGTACCTACATCGCCCTCACGCTGGCGGGCAAGAATAGCTTTGCCAGAGCGTTCGTTAGAACCCATGCCAAGCGAGGCGTTGTACTGGCCTGTTGTGGCCTTGATGTCTTCAGCAGCGCCCGCCTTGGCTTGCAGCAGGCCGCTGGAGGCCATTGGAGGCTGTGCCCGCTGGGGTAGTGGCAACACAGCGCCTTGGCCGTCTGTAACATCTGGATTGACCTCCAGATACGGCCAGTTCTGGGTGTTGGCCGTCTTCCACTTTTCCTCGTAGCCCTCAAACTGACCGCCGTAGCCGATAAACGGCGCTTTGGGGGCCAACGCCAGCATCTCGGCTTCTTGGCTTACCCAATAGTTGTACATGCGCTGGGCATCTTTGGCGTTTCGCACCAAGCCCGACACATACAACCGGCCATCGACTTCAAACTCGTTGCCGACAATGCGGATCACGGGGATCCACTTGCCTGCCCACTCGCGTTCTTCCAGAATCTCGTAACCGTTGATCTTGCAATATTTGACCTTGGGGCGCTCAGAAATGCGGTTGTTTTTGGGCTTGCCAAACATCTCACGCAGCATCTTGTCTTCGGGCGTGCCCTCAAACGCAGTCTGGTTGCCGGGATACAGGTTTAGCGTGGCTTTGTCGTAGTCAATGTAGTAATAATCCGCGAGACGGATCGTATCTTCATTGAGCCAGTTGCTGATTGACTGGTCGCCCACGCCCAACGACTGGAGTGTTGTGATAGGTGTGGAGTCGGGATACATGCGCTCAAACTCAGCGCGTGTGACATCCTCGGTCACGAAGCACCACTTGGCATCTGCGCCAGTGGGGTCTTGCATGGTGGGGTCCATGTAGACTGAAAAGCTGTTACGCACACGGCCAATCTTGATGTCTTGGTCGAACGTGTTCGCTTCGCAATACTCGGTCAGCAGTCGGATGTAGCCTTCACCAAAAGCGACCTGGTTCTCGCAGGCTGTGTCGTAGGCCACATCGGCGTCCGACATATATTCGATATGCCGGATCATGCCGTTGAAAATCTCGGCCACTTTAACGTCTGCCTTGTCGTCAACGGGGATCACCTTGGCACCAGGACGGTTTTGGCGCTGGTCGTTGGTGACTTGGTGAACGTGCTGGGGCAGCTTGTTGATCGTCAGGCAGGGACGGGCGTTGATGGTCTGACCCTGCACCGCGCCACGGGTAGCCAACACATCGGCAGGCCACTGCCAGTGGTTGTCGGGCGAACCGGCGTAGAACCGCAGGTCGTCGATCTCATCTTCACGCGACTCGGCAAGCGCGGAAACGGCCAAATCAAGCCGTGACCTGGCGGTTGCCAGAATATCGGAGGCACTTTTCTTGGGCTTACCGCCGTTTGCCACAGCAGCAGCGGCAACCATGCCAGTTGGGTCAGCCATTCAGGACTCCTAGTACGTGAGGCTCACGCATGACAACGTATTCTTTGCCGCCATGCTTGAATTCCTGCCCTACGCCAAAGTACAGATGGTCGCCCACCTTTAGCTCTTTGCAGTCAGGGCCAGCAGACACAACTATACCCGTTTCTTGTTTTTCTGTCGAAAGTAGCTCAAACATCGGGTGTTTTTCGACGTCTACCTCAATAATCAGGCAGTTCTGCATGGCCTTTAGGGTCATTTTTTGTCTTTCTTAGCCGTTTTGGCCGACTCTTTGAAGTCTTTGGCCGAGGGGGCACCAGCAGCGCCGGGTTTGCGCATCTTCTCGCCGCTACCTGCGGCAATACGCTCGCGCTTGGCGTTGATGTTTGCATAGAGTCCGGGTTTTGTAGCCATGATCAGCACTTCCATCGTTTGAGCGCCGCCTTGGCGCGTTCACCGTCTTTGGCGTTAGCCGCAACGGCACCCATTCTCGCGCAAAACGAGTCTTTGCGCCCTTGATCTGCTTTGGTTTTCGGGTTTGGCGCTGGCGCTTTGAGATTGGAGCCAGTAGCTGCGTTGTACTTCTGGCGGCCTTTCTCAGTCAGGCCCGCGCCCTTGGACACCGGCAGCTTTTCGCCTTTTTTGACGCTTAGAGAGACAGTTTTCTTCGTTGCCATCACGCCCCCATCCATCCGGTTGAGACCGCGCCGCGCTCTGACACGACGCGGCGCTCGGGTTTATTGTACTCACCCCGGCTTGCGACTGGGTATGAGAAGGTCAGCGCGATGGCGTCAGCAGCGTCGGGCGACGCCAAGCCACGGGCTTTCATGTCTTTTTTCGACTCCAGAAAGATTGACCCTTTGGAGTCTGGCTTCATCATAGGTGAGATCAGGTCAGTTTTCAAGAACCTGTCGTTTGGGATGCTGGCCGACTTCAGCCAGTCGCGCATGTCGCCCCAGATCTGCGCCCTCATGTTGCCGTACATGGCCGGGTTGCGTGACTTCCAGCCGAAGTTGACGCCTTTGATCTTGTAGCGCTGCTCTTTCAACCGGTCCACGATGCCCGCCCCCAGACCGCCCTCGTCGATGAACACCATCGCCGGCTTGAACTCTTCGATCGCCTCGATGACGTACCCAACCACCGTCATGGTGTCGTCGCCCCGGTGCCTGATGATGCGCACGATGTCCCGCCCTTGCCTGACGGCCAGCACGGTGGCGTCTGCCCCAAACCGCGCCGGGTCCACCCCGATCACGATTGGCGCGCTTGGGTCTTTGTACTGGGGCCGCTTCATGGCGTCGTCCACCACCAAGCTGGAGATGAACTGGTCGTCGCCAGCGTTCGGGAACTCGCCGTACACCTCGACGTGCGCCTGTGACGAGTCCGGCCCGTATTCATCGATGATCTGTTGGTAGACCTGCTTGTCCGTCCCCTCAACCGTGCGTGCGTCCACCACCTTGGTGTTCCAGAACTCGCGCTTGCTGTGGAACGTCTCGTAGAAGTACCCCGTGTTGCGCCGTGGGTTGGAGAACGCCAGCCAGAACCGGTTCGGGGTGTTTTCTGTAAAGAAACCAGCGGTCACCGCCCAAATGGCGTCCGCGATACCGCTGGCCTCGTCGAAGATCACCATCACACCGTCGAAGTTGTGCACACCCGCGTAGGCGTCTGGGTTCTCTTCTGACCACAGCCGGCCCTCGACGCCCCAGTAACGCGTGCCCTTCTTCAAGTCACGCTCGACCAACTCGGTCAACCACTTGGCCGGCATGAGCCTGGTGGCGCTTACCTCAAACCAGTGGCTGTTGAGTGACATGGCCAGCCACTTGGTGATCTCGGCCCATGTGATGCTTCTGAGCTGTGACTCACTGTTGGCCGACACGATGGTGGTCGAGCCGATGCGTGTAGACAGCATCCAGATCACGATCCATGACACTAAGGCCGACTTGCCGATACCGCGACCTGAGGAGACTGCGTGGCGTAGGGTGTTGAAGTCCAGCTTACCCTTGTTCTGCTTGATGTGATCGCCGATCTGCTGGAGCACCTCGCGCTGCCATTTGCGCGGCCCCGAGAAGTGTTCCAGCGGCGTGCCCTTGACGCCCCACGGGAACGTGTACAGCACAAACGCCAGTGGGTTGTCCTTGTACTGCGGCGACCAGAGCCTGGCCATCAACTCTTGTTCGTCTTCGGCCGAATAGATGGTGGTTTGCATCAGGCGCTTTGTTTATGTGGGGCCAGTCGCGCTTGCAGCACTGGCATGGTCGTAGACGATGGCTCGTGTGCGATGAC